TGGGCTGAAGATGACTTAACAGGTAGATTAATAAAATCAGAAGCAGCACCAAAAGCAGATAAATGGAATCACGTTTCGTTCCCTGCACTTATTGATGATGATAAACCTGTTTGGCCAGAGTATTGGTCTTTTGAAGAATTAGAAAAGGTTAAAGCGTCATTGTCAGTTAGAAACTGGTCAGCTCAATANATGCAAAACCCAACATCTGAAGAAGGTGCAATTCTTAAAAGGGAATGGTGGGTGCCGTGGGAAGGGAATCTTCCCGTTTTAAAACATGTTATTCAGAGTTACGATACAGCCTTCACGGCTAAACAAACGTCAGACTATTCTGCTATTACAACATGGGGTGTATTTAAACCTGCTGAGGGTGAGCCTGATGCAATAATGTTAATAGATGCAGTTAAAGGTAAATATGAATTTCCAGACTTAAAAGCTATAGCTTTAGAACAATACAAATACTGGGAGCCTGAAACAGTAATCATTGAAGCAAAAGCTAGTGGTCAAAGTTTATTACAAGAATTTAGAAGAATGGGAATACCTGTAGTTGATTATACTCCAGGGAGAGGACAGGATAAACATGCACGGGTCAACGCTTGTGCTCCTATCTTTGAGTCTGGTCAAGTTTTTTATCCAGAAGGTGAGCATTATGCAGAAGAAGTCATAGAAGAATGTGCAGCCTTCCCACACGGTGAAAATGACGATTATGTGGACAGCACTACCCAGGCTATGTTAAGATATCGCCAAGGTTATTTTGTATCAACTTATTCTGACGAGGATGAGATGCTAAAGATGCGAAGTAAAAAATATATATATTACTAAGGAGAACGACATGTCCAAATCAAGAAAACGGCTAAGAAAAGCAGCCATGCTTGGGATTGGTTTGTTAGGAGCAAGTAAGTTGATGGGAATGAAAGCAGACCTGGCATCTAAAGCTCTTAAGGGAGATCAATACGCAAAAGCAAAAAAAGCTTTTACAGCAAACAGAGCTTACAGTGGTGCAAAGCCATTGCTTAAAGATAAAGGCATTGCAGAAGCAGCAGTGACTACTCTTAAAAGATCAGACCTTCCTGCTAAAAGAAATATGAAAAGTATTTTCGTACAAGATGATGGTTCAATCATAAAAGGGTTAAAAAAATATAAAGATAAGAAAGCATTTGCTAGCAGAAACAAACCAAAATACTCAGGAACATTTTTAGAAAAATATGTTCTTGGACCTAGATTAGGTGGTGTAGATAGAAAGCAAAAATTTGCAAAGACATCTACAGCTGAAATGGGATCATTCAAAGGAGGAAAGATGATTAAAGCAAAACAAGGTTACAACGCAAGACTAGACGAGTCTTTAGGTATGAGAAATAAAAAGAAGTCTCAATCATTAAAAGCAAGAAGAGATGAATCAAAAGGTATGGAGAAAGCTATGGGTAAAGGAGCTTACTCTGGTGCATCTACTATGGCTAAAAAAGGTAAGATGATAAAAGCTCGTGGTGGTGTAATGGTTAAAACTAAGCTTAACGGGAATCTATACACAGAGACATTCTAATGGCTGAAATCGATAAGGCATTAACTGTTGAGGAGTCAACTCCAACAGAGACAGAGGAGGTTACTGTTGAGTTAGAAGAAAATACAGATACTGGCGAAACTACAATGGAAGAAGTAGCCGAAGCATCTCAAAGTTTTTTTGCTAACTTAGCTGATGACATGGATGAACGTACGCTTAAACGTATGGCATCAACACTTATCGATGATTACAAAAAAGATAAAGTTTCTAGAAAAGATTGGGAAACTTCTTATTCTCAATCTCTAGATCTATTAGGTTTTAAATACATGGATGCAACTCGACCATTTAGAGGTGCATCCACTGTAACTCACCCCTTATTAGCTGAAGGTGTAACACAGTTTCAAGCACAAGCTTATAAAGAATTATTACCAGCAAGTGGTCCAGTAAGATGTAAAGTTGTTGGACTAGAAGATCCTCAAACAAATAATCAAGCATCAAGAGTACAGGATTACATGAACTACATGCTCATGGATCAGATGGAGGAATACGTTCCAGAGTTTGACAGTATGTTATTCTATTTAGCTTTGGCTGGATCCGCATTTAAAAAAGTTTATTACGATGAAATTATGCAAAGGGCTGTATCTAAGTTTATACCGGCTGAAGATATTGTAGTTCCTTATTATACAAATGATTTAACAGAATGTGAAAGAATCACTCACATTATAAGAATGAGTGAAAATGAAATATTAAAAAAACAAGCAGCTGGATTTTATAGAGATGTAGAACTCAAAGCTGTTCAACCAGATAGAACACAACTACAAAAAAAGTATGAAGAGATAGAAGGTGTTACTCCAACTGGTGATTATAGAAATAATTATACAATATTAGAAATGCACATTGATCTTAACTTAGAAGATTTTGAAGTAGAGCAACCAGGCAAATCTATCAAGGTTCCTTACATTGTAACAATAGATGAAGGTTCACAAGAAGTATTATCTATTTATAGAAACTATGAAATGAATGATCCTGTACAAAAAAGAAAAGATTATTTTGTACATTTTAAATTCTTACCTGGTCTAGGTTTTTATGGATTAGGATTAACTCACATGATTGGTGGCTTATCAAAATCAGCTACACAAACTTTAAGACAATTAATAGATGCTGGTACTCTTGCAAATTTACCTGCTGGATTTAAATCTAGAGGTATTAGAATAAGAGATGACGAGCAACCATATCAACCTGGTGAGTTTAGAGATGTTGATGCCCCTGGTGGAAACATCAAGGACCAATTTCAAATTCTCCCTTTTAAAGAGCCGTCAGCTACATTATANCAANTNCTTGGTTTNGTAGTCAATGCNGGACAAAAATTTGCTGCAATTACTAATTTTGATACTGGTAATGATACACAGAATAGAGCTGTAGGTTCCACTGTTGCAATGCTGGAACGAGGTTCAAGAGTCATGAGCGCAATACACAAGAGATGCTACAACTCGATGAAAAAAGAATTCAGATTATTATCAAGAGTATTTCAAATTTATTTACCACCAATGTACCCTTATGCAGTTTATGGTGCAGACAGAATTATTAAAGCAGCTGATTTCGATGACCGTGTAGATGTAATACCGGTAGCTGATCCTAATATACATTCACTAGCTCAAAGAGTAACACTAGCAAATGAAAATTTAAAAATCGCTATGTCTAATCCTATGATGCATAATATTAGAGAAGCATACAGAAGAGTTTATGAAGCGTTAGGCACAGAAGATATAGATCAGATATTGATGCCCGAACCACGACCCACGCCTAAAGATCCTGCTTTAGAAAATATGGAAGCAATGAGTTTTAAACCACTTAAAGCTTTTCCAACTCAAGATCATCCGGCTCACATAGCTGCTCACAGAGCTTTTATGTCAACTCGAATGGTCCAGATTAATCCTCAAGTCTATCAAGCTTTACAAGCTCACATCTCTGAGCACGTNTCNCTACAAGCACAAGGTGAGGTTGGTATGATGATTCAACAAGATCCTGCGTTCCAACAAAATATGCAGAATGATCCTCAAGGTGCAGAAGTACAAATGCAGGCCATGATAGCAGCAAGGATTGCAGAGTTAACAACAGAGCTTGCTCAGTCAGAGCAAATGGGTTCTCAACAAGATCCTATAGTTGCATTGAAACAAAGAGAATTAGATATTAAAGCTTTAGATCTTCAGAGAAAATCAGAACAAGATATGATGTCCAATGATATTCGTGAAGAAGAAATAGCAGAGAGAATGGATATTGAAAAAATGAAACTTGAGAATAATGAAGATCAAGCTGCTGAAAGAATTAGGATTGCGGAAACTAAATTAAAACAATCAAGAGATATAGCTGAGTCTAGATTACAAGTTGAAAGAATGAAAAGAACAGCTGAGGATAGAAGAACAAAAGAACGAGGTAAGAAAAAATAATGCCATTTAGATCTGAAAAACAAAGAAGATATATGTATGCTAATGAACCTGATATAGCAAAGAAGTGGTCTAAGAAATATGGTAATAAAATTAAAAAACTTAGAGGCGGAGGAATGGATGCTTCTCAAGATGATTTTGGTGGGGGCAAAACTGGAAACACTAGTGGAGGTAGAACTGACTCTTATCTAGGAGGTAAAACCTCAACTACAGCTGACTATGGTTATGGACCAGGAAAAACTAAAAACCCAAATCCAGGTCAGAGAGGAAATTTATATAGTGGACCAAAAGGTAAAACAACTGATACTAAAAGAGATAAATTTGTAAATACAGTTTTT